CGGGTAGTACACCTTTTAAGAGTTCGTTAATAGCTATAATCGGAAACCGATCAGTAGCAGAACTGAGATCTACACTTATGTATAGATCTTCAGTTTTTAACTTATTCTTAAAAGAACCTTGATCAAATGTGCAATCTTGAGGGATCTTCTTTAATACACGATATAAGAAATTGTGTAGTGGTTTTAGGACACTCTGACTAAAATAGTCAAGAATGGCTACAACCCGGACTTTATCTTCTCTATCAGGAAAGTAAGTTAGTTTTCGAACTACCTTACCAACTGTTGGGAAGAATTCCGAAAGAAAATCTTTCACTCCAGGAGCCAGTTTACTTCATCAGCAAACTTGAGGCCTCCAATTACTTTTAGTGCTTCAATAGTATTGAAGTCTAAAGCATACAAGTCTAAAAGACTTGTATACAGGGCATTTCCTTTACTCTTAAAGAGTTAGGTCCTGCCTTTGTAGTGAAGTGTCAAGAGCGCCATTTACAGGAATTTCGGACTTTACCTTTCTTCACGGTATAGATTCCTAATTCCGATCAGAATTTCATGATATCTCGCTTTAAAAAGCTAGGTAGCATGACCGTACATGCCTGCTCAATAGGTTTGATATCAGGTACTTTTCCGACTTTCAAGGATCTTGTACAAGTCAATACAGTTATTACAACAGCTAGGGAATTTAATCTCTAGGTGATATAATAATTGTATTGTCTCTACAAGACCCCCTAAGGAATAGGGAATACCATCAGAAGTAAGTCGAACTCCATCAAGCTTTGGTAAAGGATCTTTCCCAAGATACTTTATCAAAGCTGTCTTCACGAGCTTTAAATATTTAATTAAGCCGTGATTACCACGATTGACGAAAACTTTGTCAAGGTGTGACAGGAAATTCTCAAGATCTTCAAGCACTCGAGTGTTCGTAAAATATGAAGAATATTTTACGATCCAGCGTAACGTGTTTCAAGTTAAAGTTAATACTGGACTTTTAAATTTTGATTTATTAGAATTAAAATTCTTATATTTCATTGTTTAAAGTTCAGTGTTAATTTCAATTTGATAACATTTACGGTGAATGAACCATCTTATAGGGACATGTAAAAGAACATCGTCATTATAAGGAGGGTAACCTCTCATATAATAATACTTTTGTAT